TTTGCAAATGTATCATAAAGGTTGTCTTCCATTGCTTCTTCAGTAATTGCAAAAGCCAGTGCAACTGTCTCATGCGTATACCTTGAAGTAAAGGACTCTTGAGCATCATCAAAGGAAACTGCAGCACCTTCTGCTTTAGTTGGTGCAGTACCGAAACCTGTAAATAATACTTCTTCTTCAAATGCCCTATCTGAGTTTTCTGTCTCAAACAAAGGCTTATGCTCATCAGCAACTTCTCCATACTCCATGCCAAAAACTGCATTAAGTCCGGGAAGAAGTTCTTTTGAGATACTAGCTCTATTTATCGCCATAATTTATTCCTCCCTTAACCTAATAAATATGCAGTTATTGTTGCAGGAGCAGTCACTATAGGTGTCAAGAAATTATCAGTATGCTGAACTAATCTTACATTTAACTTTAAGAAAGCTCTTTCATCTGCATCATCTACTTGGTTGCCCGGCTCATCAACTGGATTTAGTGTACGAACCATTGCAATACCTGTAGTTCTAGTTGAAGCATCTAAGCTCTGACCAGATTTACCTGTAAAAGTAGAACCTGAACCTAAAACAACACTAAAGTTTTGAGAACCATACAAGTCTCCTGCAGTAACAGACGCATCTGCCTGTACTTCATAGACCTGATTTGGGTCATCAGATACTATCCCAAATGCATCAGTAGTTGATGTACCTGAAGGATAGTAAGATTTAAATTTTTGTTCGCCATTCTCAACATATCTACAACCCATAAATACACCTTGAACTACTTCATTAACATCAGTAACAACTTGCAAATTACCTGCATTTATTCTTACTAAGTCTCCTGTAAAAATATTTGCTGCATAACCTGAAGCTATCGGATATTCATTAGTTCCAATCGCATTAGGATTATTACCTCGTTTACGAGATGGTGAGAAGCCAAACGGAGCTGCACTTGTAGTCATTCGTTTTTCTCCCTTAAATTAAAATTAACTACTTACTAAGATTACTACACTAGATTAATCTTGAAATCTTGGTGTCTTACCCTTAGTAACTTGACTTTTACTATTATTTCTAATAGGCATACGAGAATTATTACCACTCATTAATTGATGATTAACTGCATCAACCATATTTGAGCTTTGCATCTCGTAATGTTTTTGTCGATTTTCTGCTTTTTCTAATGGCATTTTTGCTAATGCTAAGTCTCCACGACAGACTGCACCAGTATACCGACCTTCATCTCTCACGAAAGATGTATGCTGAATTTCAGGAACTTCATTAATAGCTACAAATTGCCAACCTTCTTGTACTCGTTTGCCAACATTTGTATAATCGTCTTGTCCACGAAGATTTATACGTATCCAACGAAGAGCCATGCCCTCATTTTTAAAACGATTAGTAACAGACTCAGGAATTTCAAGCATATTAGGCTCTCTAAATTCCATATCCTGTTCTCTATTATTGAGTTCACGACTTTCAATATTACGTGATTTTGCCATTGTACTTGTTCGTGTCATTTTAATTTCTCCACACTATCTATTGTAAACTGTAGTATAATCGCCTTCAGATTTTTCAACCTTCAGCTTTTCTGCAGCATATTGTTCAAGAGGTATTCCCCATTTTTCAGCAAGTCTCATATCTTCTTTTGATAATTTAACTTTCTTACCTTTTGAGGATGAAGGAGTGCGTGATGCTCCTCCGACAACTTGAGCAGGAGATGTCGTTTCCTGCTGACGAGTGTCAACTCCAAACCTATCAGGATATTGTTGACGAAGCCTATTATCTATTTCATTATAGAAATCTTCTTCAGAAGGGTCATAACCCTCATTTTTTAATGTCTGGTCTAGTTCCAAAGCTAATGTAGTCATTACTTGGTCTTTACCAAACCAAGAGTTTTTACCTGCCCACTCCAATGCAAGTTTATCATACTTAACATTTTGTTGTGGTTGTTGTTGTACAGGTGCAACCTTTTGATTTTCTTCAGTAATAACAGGTCTTTGTGACTCATATTGTTGCTTTGCAATCTTTAAAGCATTAGCATCATTCTGAGCATTATTTAAACTTTCTTGTGCATTAACAATCAAGCCTGAGTCTCCTGACTCTAGTGCCTGTTTATAAACATCTTTTGCCATTTCAATACGACTTTTAATTTGCTCTTCAGTCGTTTCAAAATTCTTAGTAAAAGAAGTTTCTGCATTTTTTTGTTGAGCTTTTAATTTTTCTTCAAGCTCTGCCTGTTTTGCAATAAGTTGGTCAATTTGTTCTTCTCGTTCTTTTTTCTGACGAACTAATTGCCTTATTCTTTTTTCTGCTCCTGAAGAATTTATTTCAGGTTTTTTCTCAGGTTTAACGTCTTCTGTTTCAGGTTTTGTTTGAACTTCAGGTTGTTGTGGCTTTTCTTCTACAACTTCTTCTTGTCCTTCTATTTCAAATTCTACCTTATCTTCTTCTTTATTTTGCGATTGTGAAGTATCAATCGTTGACCATTCATTGTCTGGTGTCATTCACTTCTCCATAGTTTGCGAAACTAAGCATAACGCATATTTTTTATTATATATTAATTTAATTTACTTTGCAAGTGCAAGTATTAAATTAATTTGTTAAGTTATATGTAGGGTCTAAATCTTTAGGGTCTTCAACAACCATAGAAATTTGGTCATCATATAACAAAATTAGTTTTACTCCTTTATAAAAAAACTTTTGACCTGAATGTTTTCCATAACACACATAGTCTCCTTTTCTACACCACGGACCATTAGGAAACTTATCTTCATCTATGTAAGCATCTGCACCTACAACAAGAACTTTTCCTACTGTAGTTAAATAAGATATATCATTTTTAACTGAATCAGGTAAATATAATCCACCTTTTGTTTGTGCTTTAACAGATATAGGTCTTACAAGAATATGAAAACCCGGAATATGTGGTAATATTGTAGGGTCTTCTGCGTGTTCTTCTGTTATCCATAAATCATTTTTAGTTGCTGAACCTAAACTTGGTTGTTGCATTAGTCATCCTCTTCATCTAATATTTTTTTAGTTATATTTTTAATCTCTGCTTTTGCCCATTCAATACCTGCAATGCGACCTACGCAGTTCATATACGTATGATAATCTGAAGCTGAACCATATGCAAGGGAATTTTTTATTGTTTCTATTTCTTTATCTAATGATTTACTTATTTCATCTGATAGAGTCATTTTGTTCCTTTGTTAAGTGTTTTCTTATTTCTTCTACTTCACTTTCTAAAGTACTTATAGTTGTATAAATATGTCCTGTATCTTCAGGTTGTATCTTTTCTTTTAATATACTTATTTCTTGCATTAAAAAAATTAATCTATCTACATTATATATATTACTTCCATAACTTTTAATCACTATCATTTATTCCTCTTCTTTAATTTTTGATTTTTTAGCATCTTGTAACATTTTAATAAGCACATCAGAAGTTTTTATACTTTCTGCACTTTGTATACTATCTCCCTGTTTTATCATTTCTACAAGCATCTTAACTGCGTTCATTGCCTGTTCAGTATTTCTATCTTTATCTTTCTCCTCTGCTTTTAATAAATTCTCTGCACCTGCTTTATATGCATCTAATGCAATCTTTTGCTCTTTTAAGTCAAGGTCTCTATTCTTTAATGCACCCTCAGAAGCTTCTTTTGCAATATTAGCCTGTATCTTTTCTTTTTCTAAACCAAGTCTTTGAGCTTCCATCATTACCATTTGTTGTTCAGGAGTTCCACCTTGTTGAGCCATTGCCTGATTAGCAGTCATAACTTGTTGTGCTGCCTGTGCCATTACCTGCTCAATAACTTGAGGGTTCTGAATATTAGGGTCACCTTGAGGTGCTTGTGCCATTATTTGTTTAGTAACTCCATTAACTTGCTCTTGATACTTCATTACAATATGTTCCTGAATATTTGCCTGAAGTATAGGACTTACTCTTTGCATAATAGGATTGCCACCATTTGCAGGGTCTTGTAAAAACATAGTCTTTATCTGAATATGTGCGTCATGGTTCTGACCTGCAAATGCCTTTATAGGTAAACCCTTTGTTGCTGCTTCAATATCTGTTACAGGGTCAAGTGGCATTGGTTTAGGTTTACTAGGTAGTATATTTTCTAAATTAGGAATATTTGCTGCATTAAGCAAAGTTCTATTTAATTCTTCCATATTAAACATTCCCGGAGGTGCGTTTTGTGCTAACTGCATTGCCATATTTGTCATCATCAGTCTATGAGCAGATGATGGAATATTAGGGTCACTTACAGGAATAATATCAATCTTCTTATCAAAATCCATTCTAAAGATTTCTGAAGATTGACCCGGAACATCATATGGATATCTTTGAGGTAAGCTTTCAGAATCAATTCGTGCAAGTATCTTAAACTCTTCTCTTTGTGCCTTATGTAATCTCTTATGTATTGCAGAAAAGAATTTACTTGAAGCTTCTAGTAATGCCATAGTTGTACCTACAGGACCATAGTTAGAACCT